ACAGCACCTATCAGTTACCGATCAAGCCCGTCTCCATCCGTCCCCCAATCCCAACCGGAAGTTCCTCAGAGCAACCCATGGGAATCGGCATTCAACAAGGTGGTGGGTCTGTTGAGTCAGCCAGCCCCCTCCCCGTTCCAGGGTCAACAATCAGCTCCGACACAAGCCCCTCAAGCTATCCCGGCCAACTGGGCACAGGCGGAGCAAATCAGCCCGGGTATCAGTCAATCGGATCGCCTGACTTGGTCTCCCAACCAGGTATCCTCGGCCAGCTCTTCCCAAACCTCCTCAACTCTTTACGGAGCGGAAGCGCAGCAGGCTCACGCGGAAGTGAACAACGCGATCGCGGATTATTACAATCTGAGTCAAGAGACTCGGACCGTTCTGGACGCGTTCGGGATGGAAGCTCCCGCGATTCTAAACAACTACGCGGTAAATCTGGAAGGAATGCTCGACGAGGCCGTCGTATGGGCACATAAAGAACGTGGTTTACTCAAAGGCTTTGCCGATTTCGCCGTCAACGAGCACGTTGAAAACAAAGCATACAACGAGATTCTGACGAATCCCGATGTGCTTTCTGATTACACCCTGCAGTTCTTCGGTCCTGAGGGTCCTTACCCTGTTTATGAGTCCGAGCAGCAGCTTGAAACTCGCGGTTATCCGACTGCACAACCTCAGAATGGTGTTGCACCTACTGCGATGCCTGCCCCTCCCCAGCAGTCCAGCCCACAGAATTCCCGTGAGTTCTGGAACGTGTTTGGTGATCAAATGACGCGTGATCCTCAAAATGCATGGCGTGTTTTAAACCAAGCAAATACTCAAACAATGGCTAATAAGCTGTTCGTTATGGAGTGATATAGAAAGGCGGGGGATGCATACTGCATTCCCTAATCCATAGCTACAATTAATGTATGCTAAGCTAAATTTAGGTAAAGTGTTTTACTTTATCTTTCACCTGATAAATTCAACACTGGAGGTTAATCTAAAGTGTTTATTGATAGCTAGTTCAGATCCTGGTAGGTATTTCCTTGGACTAATTTTGGATTCATTTTGTTTATAAAAGATTTTCCAAATTATACCTCACCTGAACTTCTCAAGCGTTGTCACCTTAGCGAGCAATCGTTAAGTGAAAACTGGATGAATTCAGGGAAGCCCTAACGTAAAGCCGAGGGTAATCCTGAGCGAAGCCAATCAAGTCCGTGATTGGAACGTGCAGAGGCCACTGGGTGTAACACGAACTTGTTACGTAATACCAGATACAGCGTCCGGCATCCTACTGGGATGAAGAGATGGTCCACCCCTTCAAGAAATTGGAGACCAGGAGAACGATTTTCCAAAACTGCTAGGTGCTGAGCTATATCGTCCGCACCCTGCTTATGTCTGTGAGATGGCTTGTGAGCCTGTTGTCGTTCATGACTTCACTCGCCAGCCCGGTCAGACTGTTCAGTTAGACCGCTATAAGTTCTGGGGTACCCCTGGTACTAAGGACTCCCGCGAGCGTGTGGCTGACCAGACTATCGGTACTGCTAACAGCCGTAACATCACCAAAGAGAAGGTGCTTGTTGTGCTGAAGGAGTACACTGGTCCTGCAGATCCCGGCGATCCTACCCAGCCTTCTACCTTCAAAATCGCTCGCGAAACCTTGGTGACCGCGCAGCGACTGTTGCTGGACACTGGCAACTTGAACATGTTCCATCAGTCAATCGGTAGCCTGACGCTGCTTGATGACTACCGCCGTTGGCGCGATCGTGTGTTCATTGATGAGCTTGCAAAGGCTGAAGCCAATGGCGCATCTTCTGACACTCAAGGTGGATATTTCTTCGCTGGTAGCAAAGAAAAGGATTCTCAAGGTCGTATTTCTTACACTGGCGCTGAGTACACCGCACAAGTTCAGCAGTTCTCGGTTCGCACTGACTTGCTGAACGTTGTCAAGCAAATGCGTAAGCGCAACGTGCCGACCTTCGCTGATGGTCTGTATCGCTGCATTTGCGATCCTACTTTCATGATGCATCTGCGTCGTGACGAAGACTTCCGCGAGATCGCCCGCTACAGTGGCAATCCTGGCCAAGGCATGTACATGGGCGGCAACCCCATGATGCCTAACAACTCCAGCTTCTACATGGGTCCCCAAGCCGGGCAGGCCTACTTCTTGGCTGGAGAGCCTGTGATGCCTACTGGCGTTCAGTTCGAGGGTGTTAAATTCTACGAATCTACAAACTTCCCCAACAAGAACGTCACCGCTTCATTCGATGATGGCGGCACTTATGGTTCTCAAGAAGTTGCCCAAGGCTTCTTCTTTGGCCCTCAATCGATCGGCGTGGGTATCGGTGGACCTAACGCCCAAGTGCTGATCAACAATAATGATGACTTCAGCCGTTTCATCATCCTTATCTGGCAGCTTTATGCTGGTTTCGAAATTCTAAATAAAGATTTCGTCACGACTGCATTCAGCTTTGTCTCTGACGACGGCGTTGTTTGATCGTAAAAGTAAACTTTAAGGAGAGAATAAATGTCCTATTTGTCCGCTAAGAAAATTTACCCAGGCAACTGGGCGGAGGCTCTGAACGGTTGGTACAAGAACGTCGATACTAACGACTCTGGTACCAACGATGCCTCTAAGGCTGGCCCCACTTCCGTGTTGGCCATTCCTGGTTACCGCTATTTCCAACAGCGTGGCTACGTTCAAGTCACCGCTACTTCCGGTGCAGGTGCAGTTGCATCCGCTGATGTGATCGTTCCTTCTCCCTATCGGAATGACGACACCCGCACCGACATCACCGGCATGGTGATTTCTGGTGATTCCACGCTGCCCGTCTATGGCTACCGCGCCACCATCAACGTGGCTTCTGGCTGGGGTGACAACCGCACCGCATCTGGTGTCTATGCAGCCACTGGCAACGTGATCTCTTTTGGCCGTGATGACAGCGGTTCTCCCACCGCTGCCTCTGGCGTCGGCGAAGGCCTGATCCAGGCGAACCTCAGCTCCACTACATCTGGTGGTCAAGCTGGCGAAATCTTCTTCTCTGCCGGTTCTTCTGCTTTCAGTACAACTCCTCTGCTTACCGCTACCGGTGCTGCTGGAGTTTCAGCTGGTAAGGTGTATCGCGAAACAACTGCTGCAACCACTTTCAAAGTGTTTGCAAAAGCATCTGGTGATGCTACAGCCACTTCCGGAGGCTTCTACATCTCTTCCGGTGATGCGACTGCAGGTAATTATGGCTACCTCGTTGTTGAAATCTGCTACATCCAACCTGATGTTGCTGCTGATTACAACGACATTGAAGCCTATTTACCTAACAAAACTGTTAGCAGTGGCAGCTGAATAGGGTAAAATAAAGCCAGTAATTCATTGGTTTTATGCTATACCGTCACAGGAAAACGGGTGCCACTCTGAAGATTATTTCGGAATGGGATAATGGCGACTGGAGAATGGTAGAAGATTCTGACGGTCGCCTTTTTACTTGCTGGCGTGAGGAAATTGAACCTGATACGGTTGCAACAAAAAAAGTTAAGACCCTTCAGATTAAAGACCGCGCTAATAAAGAAGAGCCTCGCGCCTTCCCTCCCGATACCCGATTGAACATTAACAACGCCACACCGCAAATGATTGCGGATCATATCAAAGGCGTTGGTCTAAAAACGGCCAAGAAAATCAAGGATCTCCAGATGTCCTTATCAGGTGAGAGATTCTCAAACCTTGATCAATTGAAGACCGTTAAAACAGTTGATTGGGATGCAGTAATGGCAGCTGATTTAATTAGGATTTGACATAAAGCCTCCTTTACGGGAGGCTTATTTATTTTAGAATAGAGAAAAAGTTTATTGATATGACAAACGGCGTTATTCCTATTGGTGGCATTATTGATCGTTCAAGGGATCGTTTTGCTTCTACCGGACCGCATGCAGATTTCCGCGTTATTCCCCAATTTGGGAAATCAAAAGGTCAAAAGATTGATCCGAGAACTGCTCGAACTTTACTGCAAAATGTCCTTGTAGGGAAAGATCAAACCCCGTTGGTCCAGCAAGTTGACGACGGTCAATGGAAATTTAATTTTCCAGTAACGAGTGAATTTGGTCCCAGAGCAGCACCCACCGCTGGTGCATCCACAAATCATTTAGGTATTGACGTTGGTATAGGAGCAGGTACTCCGCTTGCTTACAGAGGAGCCGGGTCTTACACCGCTGGTGACGGGATGGGAACGTTATCGGTTACGGATCCTCAAGGGCAGCCCTACGACATTCAGGTACTGCACATTGACCCAGCAAAAAATACTGATGGCTCTATGCAGCCAACTCCTCCTATAGCACCAAGCGATCCAGCAATGGATTATGATTTATTTGATATTGAGAGAGAGCGCGACATCTATCATGCTTACGCGCGGGGTTTACTTGACAGTCGCACAGGCAGGCGAAAAAAGAAATCGACTCGTGCAAGTATAAAAGAAAGACTACAAAGACAGTTGGTCGGGCAACTCCTCGACCCACTAGGCACTAGCGGCGGTTTTTTAAATTCGTTCGTCATGGGCTCACCGGATCTCGCTAGGCAAAGTGCAGAGATGCAAGATTATTTTAGAAGCTTTACCTAGGTTATAATAGCTAAATAAGAGGTCGGCCTGTGCAATTATCAACCTTTGATAAAAGTCGTGTGAGATATCATCTTGGATATTTCACTGTTTCAGTTCCGGCTGGTGATTTTGCTCGGCTTGAAGAAGCCATGAACACAATCCCGGACTCTCTTTTTTATCGAAAGATAATTTATCACCTCGGTCGTTGTGACACAGCTGAAAAAAAGACTGAAGTTGCAACAAGCCCATCGACTCGCATCGAAAAAATTGAGGGTGATGTCGATCGTACCATTAGCTCCAGCAATGCGCGGGAAGCTCTAAAGACATGGGACGAAATTTACTTGTATGAAACTAACGCGTTAGCTGCGATTTTGTACGTCCCCAACTACAAAGATCCGTTTCAAGCAAGATATCGCTATGAACGATCTGGTGCTGAATTTATTCAGGCACTTCCTGGACCTGCTGATACTGCGGTGGGCTCCAATCTTTATCTTAATGCCGTTTGGAGGTAACAATGAACCCTTTAGAAGCACTAGCAAGAGGAATTGGGCAGTTTACCGGTGTCTTACCGGGCGTGAACATGCCTCTCAACGCAGGTCCTATCCCGATGGAAGGTCGCGACACGCGTTTCTTGCCTAACACGGATCCTTATCAACGTGACTACGGAATGTCTCGTCAAGTCCGACAAGGAATCAAAAATGAATTAATCCGACAAGGCATTAGGCGGGGAGCGAAAGGACTTGCTACAAACCCTGTTGCTTTAGGCACAGCAGGTACTCTGCTCGCAGCAGAAGGAATTGGTGCTCCGGCTGCAGGTAGAGGTACTCTGCAGGATGCTTTTGAACGAGGTGATGTTAATCTCAGTCCTCTTCAAGCGCGTCAACTGTATGGCGGTGCTGGTGACATGGATGCTGGTACTGTCGGTAATCAAGATGCTTTAGATCAAGGAGCCGAAAGTTCTATAACTGAAGCTGCAGATCCCAACATGGCGCAAGCACCTACGAGCCGTGCTGAACTCGAGCAGCGAGCTTATCAGAATGAAGCAACGCGGTTAATGCAACAAAGTGATCCTTACTTCAGAGGCGGTGGCGCACCAATGATGTCTCAGATGGGATATAGGGATCCTGCAACGGAGGTGGCAATTAATCAATCATTGTATGGTGATCAGACTACATTTAGCACTCCGAATCCTTTGATGCAGGGCTTGAATTACAACATGTCTAGCCCTGTTGGACAAGAGCAAAGCCAAGCTCAAATGATGGCAGATCGCTTCCGCAACGGAATGATTGAAGCACAAGGCGCATCAAATTTTGGGATGAACCCTTCTGACGAACTACTTTCAGGGATGGATCCTGAGATGTTCCGGGCTCGTTTAGAAGCTTTTCAACCTGGAGGCCCTCGTCGAAGGAGTAAGTAAAATGGCACCGCTAAGTAAAAACCAAGTCGCGTCCTATTTAAGAAAGGCTGGTTTTACGGAAGATCTGATTCCAACAATGGTTGGAATTGCAGGTGCCGAGTCTTCCTTTAATCCGGATGCTTTCAATCCAAATGTTGACACTGGAGATCAAAGCTATGGCTTGTTCCAAATCAACATGCTCGGACCAATGGGCCCTGAGAGACGAAAGCAATTTGGTATTGAAAGTAATGAGGCATTGAAAGATCCTTTGATCAATGCAAAGGCAGCGAAAGCAATTTACGATCGACAAGGTCTTGAGGCTTGGTCAGTTTACAACAGCGGCAAATATACGGATTTCTTACCTTCATCAACTGAACTAGGATCAACTGATCCTATTGCTTCTCAGGGACAAAGTTTAAATACGCCTAGAACAAACAGAAGATCTGTAAATGAGCTTTTATCAGTTCTTGGTTATGACGAAGATCGCTATGATGATTTTTTGGAACGCGATAAAAAAGCAACTAGTTTGAAAGATAGTTTAACAAGTATGATTAAAGAAAAATTAATCACGAATCTTTTAAGCAATGGTGGCTTGGGAGGATTTTTCTAATGTACAGATTTTTCAAGACATACGAGGACGAGCCAACACGCGGCGAGCAACTTCAGCAAATGGCTGAGAAATACAAACTTACGCCAATGCAACTGGCAGAGTCTCTTCGTAATCAAGATTTAGATGAGTTTAAATTAACTGAGGAAACGGGAGGTCCGTCAAGCACTAAAAATTTTGAAACATTTGCAGCCCTTGGCAATAATCCGGAGTTGCTGTTTAACCAAACAATAGCGAAGACATTACCTAAGGGTTATCAAACTGCAATGGGTAATTTTGGTTTCAATCAATTTTTGCAAGGTAATATTTAAAATTTGCGCTATAATAACAAAAGTTGTTCGGGTCTCTGCGCTGGTGCGTAGAGTGAAATATTATCACTAGCACAAATACCAATAAGCAACCGCTCTTTATTGATCGTCCACTTTTCGATCATGCGTTTTTGACAACGCAGATTGCAGGTTCATCTTCTGCGAAAACTTTTACTGTCCAGGGAGGGCAAGCACCTGCCCTGCTTGTCGACATGGATGCTGCCTTATCTGACGATAATAACTCAGGCGGTGTTGTTGACTCACTGAAACTTGCACGGCACGATTATCAAATCCCCCCTGATTACACGGTCAATACAGCAACTTCAGGAACAGACATTACACTCACAAGCGGTAATGTAGTTTTCATTGAAGAAACTGGTGTTTTAACTGGTGGTGGTGCTCCGTTTGATGGAGAGGGCTACTACACTTACACAGGAGCATCAACCTTAACAGGAGTTAATACTGCTCTAAATTATTCTGGTGGTATTGCTTCAGGATTTTCATTCGCCACACAGTTTAATTTCACTCAATACGGTGTAACTGTAGCTTTCTATCACACCAGAGGAACAACCAACCCGATTCCAGCATCTGGCGATTATGAGCTTGTTTTGTATAAGCATCTTCCTTCTGGAACTTCACAGCTTGATCTAAGTGATGAGATTCCTCAGCTCTCGGCTCCTGTGCCTGCAGCTGGAGATACTTCTGATTTAAGTAACGGAGCACCCTTGCGAGCAAGAGGGATTTATCTTGAAAAGGGCGATCGATTGTACGCTGCTGTATTTCCTAACACAACTTATCCATCTGGCTACACTCCTGGACTTTCAGTTGTAGCGCAGGGCGGCTTCTTCTAATAATGTCAGCGCGGGGAGACGGCTTCGGTTTTGTCGAGCCACGTCAAGGTAAAAAAAGGGAAGGTCCATTTCCCATTCGCAGTGAGTTTGGTGGCAGTGCCCCCGATGCACTTTATACCAGTAACCGTGAATGTGCTTGGAACCGCTGGAGACGTGGGCTAGAGCTAGCGACAGCTAATGCTTCATTTGCGGCTTTTGAATATCCCTTTAGGTATGAAATTCCTGTTCCTAGTGGTGTTCCGGTAACTTCTGGAAACTCTCCGTTTCTCGCAGGTGTTTTTAAGGGGTTCCCAACAAAAAACAAAGAACTAGGAATGCATTGGGCAGCGGCTGTCCTTGCAGGTAGTTTGAGGTTTGATAATTTAGAAGATCAAGATGATGTACCGCTTTCGATAGCTTCTGTTACAGACTCCGGTAATTATTGGCGTGTACAGCTTGCTGGTACCTATGACCAGAGCAATCCATTACCCCCTCCGCTTTTTGTTCCAATCCCTGGTCCTGCACCTGATTTAACTCCACTTGTCGGCGATGTACTAGAAGATCGCATCATTGAGTCAGGTGGAATCCCTGTCACATCTGAAACAATCAATCCAAATACCGGGACTAGATATGGATATACTTCGGCTGTTTTAGATAGCGTTGAACCATTCACAGGCGTTATTGTTTTACGTAAGCAAGGTTCAGTTGAATCAACACCTGACGCTGTTTTTGTAACACCAGCTACGCGTGCCCCTCAAGTAGGAAGATTCTTTATTAATGGTGCGAAATATTGCTGCTCATGCCAGGACTTTAACCGCAGGCAATATTATTATATTTCAACAGTGCTTGGAAAGAAAAAAAGCCCTACATTTCCACGTACACCTCCTTCTACGATTAAGCCTGGTCGTTATGAAGTGATGACAACAATCGCCGGGCAGCTTGATGATCGCGCAATGACAAGCGCGTTGGAAAACCGCGTAATGACGATTGTTGCACCTTCGGGTTATGATCTATCGACAATTGAAAGCCGAGATGCAATTTCAACAAACAACATTCCTTCAAATACAAATCGAGACTTTCCTGGGATATTTAGTGATTTTGGAGCCGTTTATACGCGTGGCACAGAATTGCCTGAAGATCCATCTCTTCCCGGGGCACGCGCTGAAGGAATGGTCAAATACAACGATTACGATACTATTCCTCCAGCAGCAGCCGGTCAGCCTAATCAATTAATTCAACTTACTGATAGATGGACACCAATTTTAGATGAGTTCAGATATTGCAAACACATCTACGCAATGAAATATACCGATGACTTGTTTCCACCAGAACCATCAGATGTTCCTGTACTCGGCACAGAATTAGTCGCGTGGGAACAAAACCTAGTCTCTTTAACTCAACGGGATCAAAAGAAAGCATTTGAAAATCTAACGACTTATGGTCTCTCGTATATGGATGTACCTCCGTTTAACTGCCAGTCACCTATGATTATGCCGATGGTCCAGAAGTTATTGAATGTTCCTAGTGATTTTATTAGGATGCAAGGATTTACAATGTTTGATAGAAACGGGAACGCTTACATTCCATCGTCAGGAGAAACACCAGCCAATGAGTGAAACACCAAGATTCGGAGATATCATTCAATCTCGCGTACAACTATCGAGTGGACAACTGGACAAGCGAGAGTTTGGCCGTAGTCCTGTTCAACTGAGCGGAAATCCAACTCGGTATCATGCAGGAGACACCGTAAACCTTCCCTATAAACCTGACGAACGTTCCACGATCGAGGCAATGGGGGAGGCATGGCTAGCGGCTGGAAGTGGCATCGCGCCGGAGTAGATTTAGTTAAGTTAAAATAGGCGCAAGCCACCACGGCCCAAGTTCTTTCTTGTTAAGTGTCATGGCACCTCCTGATGACCAAAGAATTTTAAATGACTATTTTTCTTTAGACCAAGCAAATAAGGGCAAAAGCATTGCCTGGCTCTACGGCATGGTTGCGACTTATGGAGTTCAACCAAACAAACTTAAGGATTTTACATGGGGTTCAGAAAACACGCTTGTATTAAAAGATAGAAAAACCCCAGTCAAACCAATGCATCCTCATTGGGCAGTCATCTTTAACCTCAAAAGACAACCGAGAAAAATTCAAGAACGTTTAAAAACGGTATCTGAATCTTTAGAAAAAGCACAATCTCAAGGTAAAATAGATTTTAATATCACTAATTTATTGTCAGCGCATAAAGCACGTAAAGATTTTTATAAGCTGCATTAACTAAGATTAAAATAAAGTAACTGCTCGTACAGGATGTTTCACAATGAACAAGACCCCCTCACCCTGCTCATTGAACTTACACCTAAGCGAGCAAAACGTCGTTTCAGAGAATCTATTTATCAAGCATGGGAAAACAAGTGTGGTTACTGTGGATCTCAGGCTACCTCGTTAGATCACATCATCCCTCGTTTTAAATCAGGGCCGAGCAATCGAAATAATTTAATTGCTTGTTGCCAGCGCTGTAACTCAAATAAAGCTTCACTTGACATGGAAGAGTGGTACAGGCAGCAGGACTTCTTTTGTGAAAAGCGATTGAATGAAATTCATGCATGGATCAATCAAGAGGTCATCGATATCTATAGCTACGTCAGCCATCCGTTACAATGTAAAATAGCGTAAGAGTTCAAAATGAATCCGTTATCGTACGATCCTTCAACAGGGGATTTTGTTTTCACGCCTTTGGATGAAACAGAAGGTGGTGGAAAAAAAAGAGAAAAAGCTAAGAAATACAATGACGCCGCTCGGCGTGTAATTCAGATTGGCAATTCAGCCATTGGCACAAAAAACCAATACATGAATTTTAAGCGCCAAATTTTAAAGTTAGATTTGGGTCAAAATAAAAAACAAGAATTACTTAAACCTTTTGATGAGTTTTATAAAACAAATGTTATCAGAACGAAGTTTGATTCAAATCTTACTCCCCAGCCTAACGCTGGTGAGTTCGATTCCAAATATTATTTAAATCGATATCCTGATCTCAAAGCTTTTTGGGACAAAAAGGTTCAGCAAGGCGATCTTGATTTCACTTATTTTTATGACAATAACCTAGAGCAATGGGCGCGGGGTCATTATCTGAATCACGGTAAAAAAGAAAATAGGATTGCAAACTACGTGACAGACCCTGCAAATTACAAAAGCAAAGGTGATGTTGCTGAGTTTACTGAAGCAAGACAGTCTGTTACGGATGCTGATATCCAGGCTATTCGTGATAAAGAATTATATATCTCATCGCCTCAAGAACGAACGATCCAAGAAAGACTTGAGAGTAATCCGGAGGTTAGACAACTTTTTCGACAAGTCAGCAAAGGTAAAAAAGCTGAATTTAATGAGCTGGCAGAAGAATACAATATTGACCTGACAACATTTGCCGGTTTTCTTGAAGCATTTTCAAGAATTGATAATGAGGAAATATCAAATTTAAAGCAAGATCTGCTTGATTCTGGTGTCATTAGACCAGATGAAACCTACATCTCTCAAGCTGAAGATGCTTTGTACAGCGCCCTTGGTGAACAAGGCCTTGAAGATACCGAGAGATTTGGTTTATTGGCTCAAGATGTTTTAAAACAAGCCGTAGCAAAACTAGAAAGTGCTCAGGATAATAGTTTTTATGATCAATTAATGGGCATGGGTGAGCTTGGTGAGATCCAAGATTTATCATCAAATATAGCCAATGACCTCATGGCCGACATTGGGGGCGGCGCTTTACCAAGTGCTTACCGCGATGAACTTGAAGGCTCGATCGACAAAATGTTGGGTCTTGGAAATAACACAATTGTCAATTGGCAGAATTGGTTTGATGAACAGATTACCGAAAAGTATGCCAAGGGCTATGAAGAAGTTTTTGAAAAACTTGAAACAGAAAAAAGAATCCTAGAAAACTCGGAACCAACTGATGAGGACTATGAGCTTTATGTCAGAGGCAATGAAGATTTAGAAGAAAAATATATAGAACAATTTGGAAGCAAAAGTTATGTCGATGATAATTTTAAAACACGCGCTGAATTTGGCAGGGACTATTACGAAAGAGAAGGCAAAGATAGAGATGACCCAGGCCACAATAAAGTTTTTTTAGAAGTTGATATATTTGATCCTGAGGAGGAAGAATTTAGTCAAGATTTTTTGCAAAAAATAGGATTCTTCACTTCGGAAGATCTAGTTGATTATTTACGGCAATCCTCTGAAGGCAAAAATGTTCTTTATACTATTTCGGATGAAGCCTTTATAGATCCAGAAGAGATCGATCAGTTGGTTAAACTTGACATCAACGATCGCATTTCAGCCATCGATCAAGACATCGAAGCTGCCGATGCATCTGGCGATTATGATTACATCTTTACGACCACTGATGAAGATGGTGAGACTCGTGAGATTCAAATCGAAGCGCAGTTTGCCCGGGACTTCATCAACGACTATCTGCGGCCAAGATTCGATACGTCAAAGTCTATGGATGAATTCATGGATTATCTTAACGTTGACGAGAATTTTCAAAACCCCTGGCAGACGCAGTCCACATTAAATTCGCTTCAAGATTTAGCACAGCAACGGACTGAAGCGTATCTTGAGCAAATTAAACCAACGGACTCAGCGTGGGATCCCGACTATTACCAAAACCCTTTCAAGGACAGAGAAGATAAATTTGGAGAGCCCGAAGACAGTTCTAGGTATGAACAAAAATTAGCCTTACAGCGTGATACATTCCGCGCCGATTGGACGGCTGCTCGGAATGGAGACTCTCGTTGGCTGCAACGAATGTACAACTACGGAGTGGAGTTTAAACGAAATAGCCCAGAAAGAATTGAAGCTGGCTATCCGGCATATGACATTAATTGGAAACAATTCACGAAGATGCATTATAATACGGTCGGCAAAACAGGAACAGATATCGACGGAAATGAAATTTTATTGAATGGAAAAAGAGTTGAATTCAGTCCATTTGAAAATGTTATCGACAAAGACAGAATTCAAAGATTTATTAGCTACGACATGCTACCAGCACTTTTAGAGAAGGTCGATGATGTTGGTCCAGTCTTCGGTGAGTTCATCAGCGCTGATCAATTCGCTGACGACGTCTTGGAAGATTACGGACTGAACGATGAAGGGAACTACAATCAAATTATGGAGGAGCTCGGCTTAGACAAAGACACGGACTTCGATCAGCTTCGAGGAATGCTGGTTGATGCAGTTCAGGGTGGTAATGCTGCGGCGATTAGAGAGAGTTTAAAAATTTTGCAAGAGAAAGGGGAGACACCAACGCAGAAAGACCTGGGTGTAACCTATATCGAAAGAAATATTGACGACATTGAGATCGTTGGCGAGGGAGAAGGGCTGTATGGAATTTTTCAGGCAGCAGGATTTAAGGGCACTGAAAATGAATTTTATGATACTTTCTTTCCAGGCCAAGATCGTGATGAGGTTATCTCAGAGGTCGGAGGCTTCGGAGATATTGGGAACATCTTGAGTGGGGACATGGGTTCGCCGCAGGAAGCACTTGGTTCTCTGTCAAGCGCCCTCGAAGATCCGTTTTCCTCAACAGACGAGTTTGGATCTGCTATATTCAATAGTAGTACAAAAACTAAAAAAAGTAAAGCTGGCTCCGACTTCTTGTCCGGCTTCACAAAAGATTTAGGCCTTGACGGTTTCGGTTTAGGAGGGTTCGGATTTTGAGTGAGAAAAGAAAAAAAGCTGCCAAAGCAGCCAAGCTTCATAAAGATAAAATGAAATGCAATCAGCCACAGCGAACGACTGGGCATGCAGAAAAATCACACGTTGTCAAAGCTTGTGATAACGGCCAAGAAAAAATAATTCGCTTCGGACAACAAGGAGTTAAAGGCGCTGGCAAAAATCCAAAGACAGCAAAAGACAAAGCACGCAAGAAGTCATATTACGCTCGGCATAATGCACAAGATCCGAGTCCCGACAAATTCTCTGCACGGTACTGGAGCCATAAGACGAAGTGGATGATTTTAAGTAGTATATTAGGGGCTGATGCGATTATGCAATGCCTTCATCACGCTGGAATTATGTTGACGTAGCTTGCAATAAATGTAAAAAGCAAGGAAGTATAAGGATTGACCAGATTAAAACTAAAAGAAACTGGGCGTGGATGTAACTTTTTTTGTGGTAAACTACTGGAAATAGTAGAAAAAAAGTGGCTTTAATTCCAGCGATATCGATCATCAAAAAGTATGAGGGCTTCACTGAAAAAGCCACAGCTGATCCTAGTACTGGAGGTGAACCGTACGTCATCGGCTTTGGCACGGAGTTCTATCCTGATGGTACTCCAGTGCAGCAAGGCCACCGTGTGTCTCGCGAGAAAGCTCACGGCTACCTTTTGGATGAACTCACGGTTCTCGCTGGTGAACTTGATAAACTTAATCTCGATATCGATTGGGCGATGCAGTCTTCATTGCTGTCGTTCATCCATTCCATCGGTTGGGAAAATTTTCTATATAGCTCAATTATAGACTCTATCGAATTTGAGAATTTCGACGCGGTGATCTTAGAGTTTTACAATTGGATTTTTGATGCTGACCATAAGGTGGTTGGAGGATTGATCGAACGTCGAGCAGAGGAAGCGGAGTTGTTTCTGACTAACCTTCCTGACGTACGTGGCAAAGGCTGTGGAATTTTGTTGAAGGCTTTTCGCGACTACGAGGCCAGTAAAGCCCAGGTTGATGCTATCCGGAGGTTAGAGTCAAGAGTTTCACCGTACCTGCTTAGTGAATTTTGCAACGAATTTGAATCAGGCCATAATCGATTATGCCAAGACAGTGATTGCCTGATCGATATTTTGACGTAGGCGAGGTAGAATTAATAAAGTTGGACAGGAAAAAATGGATGAAGTACCGACCATCAAGGAGTTCCACCTCCCTTTAGAAATGCAATTTGCCATGCGAAAGGCAGAACTGCACGCCCGAGAACTGGATAAAGAAGAACTTGTACAAGCTCTGTTAAATCTCTATCATCAGAGGCTCATGGAATGGAACACTCTGCAATCTTTGATGGCCGAGGAGGCGGTGGAGATTCAATTTGATATTCCAACTGACCTTGAAGTTTACGAGCTGGTGGACAGCTATCTCGAGAACTGCCCTGAAGACGATGAAGAAGGAGACCCGGTTGGTTAAGAGAGCTGGATCAATCGATCCAAATACCATCCGGCTTTCTTTAGAGACTCAATCCCGCCCTTGTCACGTTCCCGCCAGAGATATTTAAGTATATTTCCCTTAAGAAAGCCTCGAAATTCTTCGGGGCTTAGCTGAGCTTCAATTGCCTCGATACACTCAATATTACCCTGCGTGTAGTGGCTGGGGTGATTAACCAGATCTTCATCTTTTTCATCAATCGCCCAGGGGACTGGACAGACCCCACCTGGACATTCGTTTACGTCTTCGTCTATCCGAGTAAACCACGACGACGAGCCGACTCCTGGAGCATGTACTC